GAGTCCGTCTCGTGGGCTCGGAGATGTGTATAAGAGACAGGGCAAAAACGGTGAGGCGTTACCGAAGAACCTAGAACGCAGAGAGCGTTGGATCGCTAAATCGGATGATGCCGACCAATTGACGCAGGAGTTGATTGATTGCGTCGCTCAGGGCGAATCTCTGCACGCGTGGTGCAAGCGTCAGGACTTTCCGTATACGACGGTACGGGAATGGATAGAGCGCGTCCCTGAGAGGCTTGAGCGTTACGAGAGGGCAAGGATAGCTCGTGCAGAGTGGCACGTTTCAGATATTGAAGAGATGTTGACGGAAGTGAGGACAGGTAACCTTGACCCGTCAGCGGCTCGTGTTATCGCTGAGAATAAGCGGTGGATCGCTTCTCGAATGGATCCGCATCTCTGGGGTGAGAAGGTGCAGATCAACGCAGAGGTTAATATCGGGCAAAGATACCTGGATGCGATTAAGGGTTTGACGATTGAAGGTGAGTTCAAAGAGATAAGTAGCGACTCGTCAAATTGATTTATCAGACTCGTCAAATTGGTTTATCAGACTCACGGGTGTGAGCTCTACCGAACAAGCATAAAAAAAAGGGGCTCAAAGCCCCTTGTCTTTTCCGTTCCCCCGCTTCTCGAAATACCATTCACAGAAAGCCCCAATAATTAAGAAAGGGACTCCGATCGCGGCGCAGTAGACGCCGATAATAAATAGTTTTTCGATCATGCCTGCACCTCTTTAGCGATCTCGCCTGCCCACTTTCTAGCGTATTCGATCGAGTATCTGCACATCTTTAGCTTCCAGTCTAAAGATTCGCGCGTTTGCTTGATCGCGTCGAAAGAATCGATAAAGGCTTGCATGGCGACTTGTGCCGCCTTGCTTGTCTTGAAACTTTCGTCGCTTGTTGGGTGGTAAACGATGCTCCCTGTGATGTCAAAAACGACACCGCGATGACGGCGCACTTCGTGATCCTCACCGGTCACGAAACACTCGAAGCTCTCGACGATCGCATACAAGAGGCCGCCACAATGCGGCCTTGCGTAGTTAATGCGAGCCTTAAAGTATCTAAGTGTCTCGTCATCCACATAGTGAGAACGACCGCGCAAGTTCACCTGAGCGTCTCCCCTTGGGTGCATATACTGCTCTTTAAATGGTTGTAGATTCAGCATCTTTCGTTGCTCCTGCTTTTGCTAACTGTTCAAGAATCCAAATACGAACAAAACCCATCGTGACAGGGTCGATCGTCCAAACTGGCTCGCCTCCGTGGAGGCAGAGCCCATTTCGACTGATTTCGCCTGTATGGTGAAAGCCTTTTTCGGGCGTCCACTTTTCAACGAAAAGGATTGTATCCGCGAAGTATCGACCGCCTGTGAACTGGCCCAACTCTGTATGAGGGTGGGTTGCGTCCCAGAACTCGACGCCTACTGCACCTCGAAAGTGCTCGTTGTCGTCGTGGTTCCACGTTAGGCAGTCGTCTCGCCCGTATTGATCACCGTCTAAAAGTATGCGGACGTTGAACGTTCGGCCTTGATCGTTAGTAAAAGATTTCACTTTTTCCATTTTGTTCCCCTCGTATTTTGTCCTGTCTCATCAGTGCGGGGCGGACGTTTTCCCGCAGACGCCTCACGGCGTTTCGACTTTATGGGTGGGTAGCTTCTGCGATCCTGTGCGCTTCGATATCTAGATAATCCTTGAAGGCTTCAGAGCCTCGATCCTTGAGGAATCGGTGAAACTCTTGGATCTCGATCTCTATATCTCTGCATAGGTCGATCGTTGTGCTGTCTTGGTAGTTTTGAGCGGCGATCTCTTCGGCCGTGTCCTCAATCCTCCCAAGGGTTTGAAGAGCGACTAACAAATAATCCGATTCTGAGTTCATTCCGCACGCTCCACTGTGTCGCCATGTGCGGTTACGACTTGGTATGTCTTCGGGTTACCACCTAAGCGGTCCATGGCCTCCGCGATGCGTCTATATCGTTCGAGGCCGTCCCAACATTCCATCTCTGCCTGAATCATCAGAAATCCCATTTGCTCGCGCGTTAGGTTGTTTTTGTAACCAAGGCGAGCGGTTGTGACTGTATATTTCATGCTTGTTCCCCTGTTTTGTTGTGTCGGTCTGTCTCATCAGTAGCGGGTGACCATCTCCGCTAGACGCCTCACGGCGTTTCGACTATGCAACATCCTCATCATGCACTGGCTCTGTCGCGTAAACCGCTTGGAACTCGATGCGGTCGCCTTCCGTGTCCTCGTAGTGTTCGGAGTAAACGGGGATGGCTCGCCCTTCGAGTGTCCCTGACCAGTCGATGCGTTTAACGTGCCATTCTGCGATGAGCGATCCAAGGTAGATGCGGTGACCCATTGTGTAGGGCGTCCCGTTTTTTCCGTCAATCTCATACATCGGAACCCAACATTCGGTCTTCCACTCTCCGGCAGGCTTGCGGCCTTGCTTCTTGGTGCGGAACTGAACAGCGTATGCGTTGTGATGTTTCATGGTGTTTCCCCTCTGTGGTTGGCCTGTCTCATCAGTGGCAGGAGGCCGGATCTGCCAGACGCCTCGCGGCGTTTCGACTAAATCTGAAGTATCTGCATGAGGTGTTGAGCTTCGGCGGTGTCGGCTAGTCCTGCTTCTTCTAAGGCGAAGAAGACAGCGAACACCTTTTCAAAATCTGCGTTGGGCTTTGCGTCCTCTGCGTAGTTGTCGAAGTCTTCGTACTCAATTTCAAGAATCGTTTTGAAGTGCTTCATGGTGCTTCCCCTGTGTTTCGTTATGGCTTCTCATCAGGCCATGCGAGCCACCGCATGACGACACGAGGGGGGAACGGTTCAAGTTGTTAAAGAGCGATCGGGCGGGGCTTCCGCCTTTGCCTATATACTTGCAGGTTATGTGCCAACTTTAGAAGTCGTTGTAAATCAACAAGTTAGTGCTTCGCCTTATACGAAGGTTTTAGTAACTATTCGTAACCTGTTACGTTTTGTAACGTCCTTCGGTAACACTTTTTGGGGACACTTCACGCGCCGCTCCGTCAATACGCGCCCGCGAGCGGCGGGGCTCGTGCCTACGTTTCGGCGCGTCATCGTGCCGACTTATCCACAGATCGACGAAATCACCTGTGCAATTTTTGGGCAGTGTAACGTGACCCATCCACAGGGTTCGGAAAGTCGTTACGAATCAACGACTTACTGTCGAGCCCATGGCGCGTAATCTCTATTATGTTAAAAACTTCGAAACGGAGCGGTCACGGCCGATTTGGGCGGAGCCCGTCAGACCCCCCCCGTCACATTTTCTCGGCGGTCGCGTTCGTGTAGATTGACACACACCGATTCATGCACCCCCCGTATGGGGCAAGGTAAATATGACTGACCAAGAAAAAAATTCTGAAAATCCATTCGTTGAGTTCATTAAGCGATACAGGACCGACCCCGTTGCCTTCGTCAAAAAGGTCTTCGGAGTGGAGCCAGACGAATGGCAGGAAGAGTTCCTACGAGCCATCGCTGACAACAACCGACGCGTATCCGTCCGCTCGGGTCACGGTGTAGGGAAATCGACTGCCGCAAGTTGGGCTATGCTTTGGTATCTACTGACGCGTTACCCAGTCAAGGTGGTCGTCACTGCGCCAACCAGTTCACAGCTATTCGATGCCTTGTTTGCGGAGATCAAGCGATGGGTGAAGGAGATGCCTCCCGCTTTAAGCGAGTTACTGGAGGTAAAAAGCGATCGTATCGAGCTACGCCCATCCCCGACGGAAGCGTTTATCTCAGCCAGAACAAGTCGAGCGGAACAACCTGAAGCGTTACAGGGGATCCACTCTGATAATGTCATGCTCGTCGCGGATGAAGCATCAGGCGTCCCCGAGTCTGTCTTTGAGGCGGCCGCAGGTTCTATGTCCGGACACAATGCGTTGACCATCCTGCTCGGCAACCCTGTACGAGGAAACGGATACTTTTTTGAGACACATAATCGATTAAAGGATGAGTGGTACACGCTTCACGTCAACTGCGAGAAGTCCAAGCGCGTCTCTAAAGAGTTCGTCCGCGAGATGGCGATCAAGTATGGCGAAGAGAGCAACGCGTACCGCGTCCGCGTGCTAGGCGAGTTCCCGTTAGCCGATGACGACACAATGATCCCGTTCAGCGTCGTCGAACAAGCGATGACTCGTGATATCGAGGTCGATCAGTTCGCAACCATGACTTACGGAGTGGATGTGGCGCGTTTCGGGTCTGATAAATCCGCACTAGCAAAGAAGAAGGGCAACGTCATCACGGAAGTGAAGAAATGGCGTGGCCTCGATCTCATGCAATTAGTTGGCGCGATTAAGTCGGAATACGAATCAGAAGAGTCTCTAGACAGACCCGTTGCCATCTATGTGGACTCAATCGGTCTGGGTTCTGGCGTTGTGGATAGACTAAGAGAACTTGGGTTGCCCGCTGTCGGGATTAACGTCTCCGAGTCCCCTGCAATGAAGAACGCGTATGTGAATTTGCGTGGTGAGCTCTGGGGCAAGATGAAGAACTGGTTGGAACAGCGTGGATGCGCAATTCCGAAAGACGACGACCTGCTTGCTGATCTCACGGCCCCGCGTTACACATTTAACTCATCTGGGAAGTTACGCGTCGAGTCGAAGGACGAAATGAAGAAGCGTGGTCTTGCATCGCCTGATTTAGCTGACGCGTGTATACTTACCTTAGCCGGTGATGCGGCAGTGGGTATTTATGGGTCCGCTAGTGGTTCTAGTTGGACTCAACCACTCAAGAGATTGATTAAAGGGGTTATTTGATATGGCAATGGGCGGCCGCGGGTTGTACGCGAATATTCACGCAAAGCGTAAGCGGATCAAAGAAGGGGCTAAAGAGCGGATGGCTCGCCCTAACGAAGCAGGATACCCAAAGGCCAAAGCATTTAAGCAGGCCGCTAAAACCGCCAAGAAGAAGGTGAAGGGACGTGCCTAAACCGGCAAAGGGCAAAGCGAAGGTCAAAGTGACCTCGACCGGCAAGAAGGTGTCCTATGGTGCGAAAGGCGCAAAAGTACGCCCAAACACACCCAAAGGTGATGCGTACTGCGCCAGAAGCTATGAGCAAATGAAACAATACCCGAAAGCCGCCAAAGACCCCAACTCCCCCCTCCGGCTATCGCGTAAGCGGTGGCAATGTTCCGGCACGAAGAGTGTGAAGAAATGAGCTTCTTATCAAGGTTTTTTAGGGGTTCTGCTGATGATATGGTCGATGCATCTGCTGATATGCCAAAGAACCTCCCCCTATCAATGGGTGACTTCCGTATGCCTATGGGGACTCTTGACCAAGTTGTTTCCGAGCTAGTCGCAAGGGGTTACCCAGAGGGTACTGCTATCAAGATTGCCACAGGCGATTTGCCGATGGATGAGGCAAGTCGTTTGGCGCGAGCTAAGGCGATGGGGGCTGATGATACAGTTACATATCATCATGGTCCGGAAGGGATCAAAGAGTTTAGAGACCCTGACCCCGAGATCTTTTCAAAGCACGGCCCCGCAATATATTCCAGTCCGGATAGAGACTACGGGAAGAAATATGTCGAAGGCTTAGATAACCCAGATGTTTACGAGCTAGTGACGCTTGGGCCGATAGCTGACAGGGATATGGTCATATCTTTAGATCAGGAGGCCGCAGACTTGGCGGGATCAAGAGGCCATGGCCCATATTGGCAGGCAATGAACCATATCCTTAAAGAAAAAGGCTACTCTGGCTCAGATGTTTGGGGCGAGAGACAAACATTCTCCCCAGAAAACTTGCGGGACGCTAGATTGGCCGCTTTCGACCCAGAGCAAAGAAGAAGCCGGAGTTTATTGGCATCTCGCCCTGAAGTTGGGGTGGCTTCTGTTTTGTCTGCTGATAATTTTGATGAAGCGAGAGCCGCTTTAAACGAGGAAGAGGGTTACCAGTATTTTGACGTTCTGCCTATCAGAAAGAATTTAATGGGTCGCGAACAGCCTTATGAGTTTGCAATGCCTAATATAGTTCGTGAACCGATGCGAGCATTGCTAGACTTGTCTGAACAGCTAGAAACCGGAGAACGTAGTCCGGCGAAAGCAATGGGTCTACTTTTCTAGGAAGTTAATATGGATCAATACAACGAAGACGATAAGCACGGGTCGGCGATCGACGCGGCAATGGACTCACTTGAAGAGATGGGTATCGAGATTGATAACCCGAACGAGATGTCCGACGACGAGTTCGAGGGCATCATTAGCTCCGAAGTCGATGATGCGATTGACTACATCGACAACAATATCTCGCAAGATCGAAACACCGCGTCCCAGTATTACCGAGGCGAACCGTTCGGCGATGAAGAGGACGGTCGTTCTGCGGTTGTCTCGATGGATGTACGAGATACTGTACAATCCATTCTCCCGTCTTTGATGAAGGTGTTCACGTCCGGCGAGAAGGTTGTTGAGTTTGTGCCACACGGTGCAGAGGATGTCGCCCACGCCGAACAAGCAACTGACTACATCAACCATGTGTTCATGCAAGAGAATCAAGGATTCAAGATTCTCTATGAGGCGTTCAAGGATGCTTTGGTGCGTAAGGCCGGTGTCATTAAGTTCTACTGGGACGACTCCGTTGAGGTATCGACCGAGAACTACACCGACTTAACACAAGCCGCAATGAACCTGCTTCTTCAGGATGAAGACGTAGAAGCGTCGGCAGTCAAAGGGAAGCCAATTGGGGAACCCGTCATGGTGTCACCAGAAGTGCGTGATCCTATGACGGGTGAACTGCTTCAAGAAGCCGCGTTCGATCAGCCAATGGCTTACGACTTGGAGCTCAAGCGTCGCACCAAGAAGGGTAAGATCAAGTGCGAAGCGTTACCCCCCGAAGAGTTTTTGATTGACCGCCGTGCGAAGTCGATTCACGACGCAACGATGGTCGCTCACCGTAAGATGGCGACCGTTTCCGAGCTAGTCGCGATGGGTTATGACTTTGACATGGTCATAGAGAACGCGGGAGAGGACTTCCAGTTCGACACCAACAGCGAATACTACAACCGGAATCCAGTGGCGACGCTCAAAAACTACGTCGCAAAAGATGACTCGAACAAGCGTGTTCTCTACATCGAAGCCTATGTGAAGGCGGATTATGATGGAGACGGCATTGCGGAGCTACGCAAGGTCTGTTGCATGGGTGACTCGCATAAGGTTGTGCGTCACGAGCCATGCGATCATGTACCATTCGCGGCTTTCTGCCCGGACCCAGAGCCACACACGTTCTTCGGTCAGTCGCTTGCCGATATCACGATGGACATCCAGAACATCAAGTCGCACATCCTGCGGAACCAGTTGGATTCACTCGCTCAATCGATTCATCCACGGATGGCGGTTGTCGAAGGTCAGGCGAACTTGGAAGACGTTCTGAACTCAGAAGTCGGCGGGATTATCCGTATGCGCGCCCCGAACATGGTGCAGTCATTCTCTCAGCCATTTGTTGGACAACAAGCGTTCCCGATGATGGCGTACATGGATGAAGTGAAGCAGTCTCGGACGGGGATCAACCGAGCGGCGGCTGGGTTAGACGCCGACGCGCTTCAGTCAACAACGAAAACAGCAGTTGCGGCAACCGTGACAGCGGCACGTCAGCACCTAGAGTTGATCGCCCGCATCTTCGCCGAGACCGGGATGTCCGACTTGTTCCGTGGATTACTAAAGCTTTCAATCTTGCATCAAGATCAACCAAAGATGGTCCGTTTGCGTGGTAGCTTCGTTCAGGTTGACCCGCGGGCATGGCAGTCAGGTTTTGACGTTGCGGTGAACGTTGCGCTCGGTGGAGTGGACGATGAGGCGAAGATGTTACTGTTGCAGTCAGTTGCCGAGCGTCAGGAAAACATCATCTCTCAGTTCGGCTTAGAAAACCCTCTGGTCACCTTGGCGCAGTATCGCAACACCGTTGGTAAGATCATCGAGACAGCGGGTCTCAAGGACGTGGATACATACTTCCTCGATCCGAATGGTCAGCAGTCTCAGCAGATCATGGCGAAAGCGGCTCAGAAGCCGAAGAAGCCACGCCCTGAAGAAGTGTTGGCGCAAGCCGAGATCGCGAAGACTCAGGCAGAGACACAAGCGCGGATCGCCGCAATGAACCTCGATCGCGAGAAGATGTTCATGGAAGACGAGCGCAAGCGCGATGAACTGGATGCGAAGATTTCGATGGAAGCGCTGGAGCTTCAGGCGAAGTACGGAACGCAGATCGACATTGCTCAGTTGAGAGCAGAGGTTGAACGCGAGAAGTTGAATATCCGCGAACGCGGCGCAACGTTAAGACAGATGATGAATAACGCACCACGAGGTGACTAATGATTTTTACAAGACGGGACATTGAGCTTGGAGAAAAGGCTCGATCCGTCGTCGAGAACGAGACATACAAAGATGCATTTGTTACTGTTCGTAACAGATACATCGAGTCTCTTATCAATACGGCGGAAGATGACACAGCTAGGCGCGAGAAGGCGTATATGGCTGTCAGGATGCTAGATGAGGTGGAATCACACCTCATTAGTATGATGGACAAGGGGAAGTTGGCTAAACAACACCTTGACAAACTAAACCGTAGATAAGGGATAATGTAACCATGAGTGACAACCAAGAAACTGGATCACGATCAGTAACACAAGCCGCAAACGTATTTGGCGGGATGATGGAACCTAAAGAGGCGACCCCGGAACCCGTAGAAGCAGAAGTGGTAGAAGAGTCCGAAGCAAGTGCAGAGGACGTTGAGGTAGAGGACACGTCAGCCGAGGAATTTAGCGAGGACTCGGAATATGACCCCGAAACCGGTTCGGAGGAAACGAACGAAGACGACAATGAAGGGAGTAGCCAGACTTACACCGTCCGCGTTGATGGTGACGAAGTTGAGGTAACGATCGATGAATTGTTGAGCGGGTATTCGAGAACTCAGGACTACACGCGTAAAACGATGGCATTGGCGGATCAGCGAAAGTCTCTGGAAACAGAACTGGATCAGATACGTCAGGAACGCGCACAGCTAACGCAGGTGCTTGAGCAAATTGATGTTCAGGATCAAGAGCAAGAACCCAATTGGGAGGCTCTTTATCAGCAAGACCCACAGCAGTGGGCAGTACAGCGTGAAATGTGGCGGACCAAGCAGGAGCGTAAACGCGCACTGGTTGAGGAGAAGCAACGGTTGCTTCAAGCGCAAGAGTCCGACAAACAGCGAATCGTCGCACAGTTTGTTGAACAAGAGCGCGGGAAGTTAGCTGAAGTTCTTCCGCAATGGCGTGACGAGAAAGTAGCGAAGGCAGAGAAGGCGAAAGTCGCTGACTATGCCAAGAAGATCGGGTTCACCGATCAGGAGATCGCTCAGTTCTACGATCACCGAGCAGTGACGACGCTTTATAAGGCGATGAAGTTCGATGAACTGAGTGGCGGTAAACCAAAGGCTAAGAAGCAGGCAACGCCTGTTGCGAAAGCCGGATCCGCGACAACAACGCCTAAGGCAAGAGATGCCTATCGTAAATCGCAACAACGACTCGCAAAGACAGGCAAGGTCGCAGACGCGGCTAGCGCATTTAAACATTTGCTAGGTTAGGAGAAATAACTCATGGCAACTTTTACTACATATGATGCAGTCGGCATCAAAGAACAGTTGGCGGACGTCATCTACTCAATCTCTCCAGAAGAGACTCCATTTATTTCAAACGTTGGCCGTAAGAACGTCGCTAACACTCTGTATGAGTGGCAGACAGACGAACTTGCTTCAGTAGACACATCAAACGCTGTCATCGAAGGCGCTGACGCCGGAAACGCGGCCCAGACTGCAACTAAGCGTATGCAGAACTATACGCAAATCTCAAAGAAGGTTGTTCAGATTTCTGGAACTGAAGAGACTGTTGACAAGGCAGGCCGTAACTCAGAAATGGCGTATCAGATGGCTAAGAAGTCTTCTGAGCTCAAGCGCGACATGGAAGCTATCCTTACTCGCAACCAAGTAGCGGCGGCAGGCGATTCTTCAACTGCGCGTACAACTGGTTCTTTGGAAGCATGGTTACGCACCAACACTTCACGCGGTACTGGTACAACTGACGGTGCAGACCCAACGTTGTCTGGAACAACTTCAGGCTACCCAGATGCGGCGGCTACTGACGGTTCTGCTGATGCACTTCGCGAGTTCACTGAAACTCTTCTCAAGAGCGTTATCCAGAGCGTATGGACTGAAGGCGGCGACCCATCAATCTTGATGGTTGGTCCTACTCAGAAGCAAAAGGCTTCAACGTTTGCAGGTATCGCGGCACAGCGTTACATGGCTCCAAACGAAGCGCCTTCTTCAATCATCGGTGCGGCTGACGTATATGTATCTGACTTCGGTTCGATCCAGATCGTCCCTAACCGTTTCCAGCGCGACCGTTCTGCGTTCGTTCTTGATCCTGAGTACGCGGCAGTGTCTTACCTCCGTGACTTCGAGGTACAAGACCTTGCGAAGACTGGTGACTCTGACAAGAAGCAGATCATCGTCGAGTACGGTTTGGAAATCTCAAACGAAGCGGCACATGGTGTGATCGCGGACATCGACGTTACTGCCTAAGTAGTGTCAACCGAAGAGGGGGCTTTACAGCCCCTTCTTTTTAACTGAGGGTGTTGCATGGGAAACAAAAAGGTATTTAGCCATGATCCAGAGTCAGGGATCACAAAGTATTGGCATGATAACGGTGACGGTTCAGTCACGCTTGAAACACAACAAGACACACGCGAAATCTTAAAAGCCAATCAGCAGAACCGCAGTGCGTTCGAGAAAGGCGATAAGTGGGGAGAGATGAGTCGTGTCGCTTCGATTCCTTTGACTGTATACTATGACCTGAAGCAGAAAGGTATTCTGGATGACCAAGCCGCAATGAAGAAGTGGCTTAATGATCCAGACAACGAATTGTTCAGGACTCGCAAAGGTAAAGTTTGATGGCGATTACGAACTACGGTGAACTGAAGAGCACGGTCAGCGACTTCCTTAACCGGTCAGATTTAACTTCGGTGATCCCTACGTTCATCGATTTCGCGGAGGCAGAGTTCAATCGGACTTTGCGTATTCGTCAAATGGTTGCCCGCGCAGAAGCCGCGATAGATGCTCGCTTTAGCGCAGTGCCTTCAGACTTTATTGAGGCTAAGGACTTGGTGATTGTTACGGGAACTCCGGTGACACCGTTACAGTTCGTGACTCAACAGGAGATGGCGCAGATTCGTAACACAGAGATCGCGAGCGCGGGCATACCTAAATACTTCAGCGTTGTCGGTGGACAGTTTGAGTTCTGCCCGACACCAGCTACCGAGTACAGTCTTGAGATGACTTATTTCGCAAAGATCGATGCGCTAACGCTTGATGCTGATACGAATTGGTTGCTTACAGATTATCCAGACCTTTACCTGTATACTTCGCTTATGCACTCAGCGCCTTATTTAAAAGACGATGAGAGATTAGCAGTATGGGCGCAACTCGCGAAGAAAGCGAAAGAAGAGTTGATCGCAAGAGACACGAGCGCGTCATTCAATGGGTCTACACCGAAAATTAGAGTTAGGAGTTTCGGATGAGCTTTTCAGACACTTTTGAGACACACGTTCTCGACTATGTTTTTACTACTGACGCATTGGTACGCCCTACTGCGTGGTACTTAGCATTGTTTACAACCAACCCCGCAGATGATGACACTGGGACAGAAGTGACAGGAGGCGGATACGCCAGACAATCGGTCACATTTACGGTTACAGACGACACTGCGTCAAACACGTCCGCGATTGAGTTCCCCACAGCGACAGCAAACTACGGAACTGTATCTCACGTTGGAGTTTATACAGCTTCAACCGGCGGAGACTTAATTGCTCACGCGGCGCTAACAAGCTCAAAATCGATTGAGGTAGGAGACGTGTTCCGCGTACCTGCGGGTGATCTTGATATTACCTTAGATTAGTAGAGGTACAGCATGGCTCTGATCGTCAAGGATCGCGTTAAAGAAACGACGACGACAAATGGCACTGGCACAGTTACATTAGGCGGCGCGTCAGAAGGTTTTCAGTCGTTTTCAGTGATTGGTGATGGGAACACAACCTATTACTCGATTGTTGACACAACGAACAGCGAGTGGGAAGTAGGGTTAGGCACATACACGGCTTCAGGCACTACTCTCAGCCGTGACACGATCTTAGAGTCATCGAACAGCGGAAGTGCTGTTGACTTCCAGACAGGGACAAAATTTGTCTTTTCAACATACCCTGCTGAGAAAGCGGCGTTCTCTGACGACATCCCCACTGCTGTCTCGGAGCTAACAAACGACTCTGGGTATCTAACAGCCATCCCTGATGACTATGTGTTGACAGCAGGCGACACGATGACTGGCGCGTTGACGCTGAGTGGTGCGCCGACGGCGGACAACCACGCAACAACCAAGGCATATGTCGATAGCTTAATCGCGGCAGGTATCCACTACCACGAGCCAGTGCGCGTAGAGCGCCCTGATTCAGACGGCAATCTTTCAGCGACATACGATAATGGTACAAACGGTGTAGGGGCGACACTGACAGGAGCGCAGGAAGTTCTTGTCATTGATGGCGTGACCCTGGCATTGAATGACCGTGTGCTGATCTACAACCAGACTGACGCAACTGAGAACGGCATTTACTACGTCAGCACTCTTGGGGTTGCCTCAACAACCAATTGGGTTCTCACGCGAGCCACAGACGCAGACAGCTATGGGTTAGGTAATCAGAGCCTCAGTGAAGGTACGTCAGTGTTTGTCGCAGACGGCGATGATGGCGCAGGCGAGGTCTATACTTGTAACACGACAGGCACGATCACGTTTGGAACGACTGACATTGACTTCACGCAGATCGGGAAATCCGCTGTTATTACTGGCGGGACTGCGATCACGGTCGCTAGCAATGTGGTCAGCGTCACAGATAATGCAATTGGCGCGACACAGCTAAACGTATCCGGTAACGGCACAGCGGGTCAGGTATTGAAGTCTGATGGCGATGGTTCGTTTTCTTGGGCGGCTGACAACAACACGACCTATACAGCAGGGACTGGTCTAAGCCTTACTGGGACAACCTTTGCCAACACTGCGCCAGACCAGACCGTTTCTCTGACAGGCTCTGGTGCGACATCAATTTCTGGCACATACCCTAGCTTCACGATCTCAAGCACTGACACGAATACGCAGTACACAGCGGGGACAGGTCTTTCATTGAGCGGCACTACGTTTAGTCTGTCATCGACGGCTAACGCAGACACAGTAGATAGCCTACACGCAAGTTCGTTTTTGAGAAGCGATGCAACTGATACAGCGACCGGCGCTCTGACGTTTAGTGGAACCACTACGTTCAATAATAACCTGAACTTCAACCCAAATGGCTATCAAATTACCATAAACTCTGATGGGTCTCGCAGACTATTTGATTTCCAGCGAAGTGGAAGTTTGCGGATGAGTTTGGATCACCAAGCGGGGCAGGACGACTTCAACTTTGCATTTACGTCTGGAAGCAACCTCAAGATCAATGGCAACCGCATCCTCACAACTGCCGATGAAGGTTCTGGTAATGGCCTAGATGCTGATACTGTTGATGGCGTACATGGCCCCTTTGTAAAAGAAGGGGGTACTGACTTTAATGGACAGTACCCACTAGCCGTAAGAACTTCCGCCAACGTCATATTCTCTAATTCAGGGATAACTTATACTGGATCTACTGATACGCTAAATGTTTCTGGAAGTATAAACATTGCAGGAAACAGAGTATTCGCAGATGATTACCACCCAAATGCTGACAAGTGGACTACAGCTAGAACACTCAGTCTTAACGGAGATGTTACAGGTTCAGTAAGTTGGGATGGATCTGCTAACGTCACACTGACAACGACGGTAGCAAACAATAGCCATGATCATGACAAATTATTAGCTGTCGATGACCGTGATATGAAGCCAAACACCTCCGGTGTTGGTTCTGGGATAAAGGGAATTAGGGCTTTCTTTTCCTCCTATGGAGGGATGACAGGAACTGCGAACACTGATTACCAAGATGTGTTGGTTATAGACACTTACTCTGACACCTCTGGGGGCAATGCAAACGCAATTACTATTGATAAAAGTAATGGGCAAATGCGTTTGTGGAATGCCTCTCATACTGCTACGTCTTGGGGCAGTCCTTCATTAGTTTGGACTTCTACAAACGACGGATCAGGCAGTGGACTAGATGCTGATACTGTTGATGGAGTACAAGCTTCATCTTTCGCTAGAACAGACTCTGGTGTTCCTGACTTCCAGTATGGTATCCAAGCGGCAAACTTGTATGTCGGTACAGACGGTGATACTGACGGTGATTACGATGTAACCCTGAGAACTGTGTCTGATAGTGGTATTTTATATTTAAACTTTGGTAGCTCAGGTTATGTGGCTGGCAATAATTCTGTAAGATCGCCAATCTTCTACGATAATGACAACACCTCCTACTACGCTGACCCAGCAGGTAACTCTCGCACAAACACTGAGCAAACTAACTATCTTGGCTTAGGAACTGCCGCTAACACTTCAGGTAGTTACCGTCTAAATATGGGCGGTAGTATTAATATGGATGGCAACAGCGTTAATTATGTTAGTCAGCTTCATTTTGCTGACAATTTGCGTTTTTATGATAACGGCGATGATAGCTATCTTATCTATAAATATGGTGATACTGGTAGTGGTGGCATTCAGATGCTTGACGGTGACGGCACTCTCCAAAGTTACTGGTATGGTTCTGGAACTGGAGAAGGCGGATTACTAGACAACGATGGTGCTTGGGCTGTGCGTGTTCGGACAGGTACAAGCCCATTAGAACTACGTTGTGACAATAACGCAGAGTTTTATGTGTACACATCATACACATTTTCCCCGGGATCGTCTCGTGCTCCTATTTTCTACGATAGTAGCAACACCGCTTACTACACGAACCCTGCATCTACATCGGTGTTAAATGATATCAACCTTGTAGGCGAGATTATTCACAGCGGTGACACCGACACCTACCTCCAGTTCCACGCCGCTGATCAATTCAGGGTAGTAACAGGCGGCACTGAAAGGCTTGAGGTTAATAACTCAGCTGTTACTTCTGCGGAGCCTATTTATGCTCCTAGCTTCCACGGTGATGGTTCTGCATTGACTAACTTACCCGGTGGCGGCAAGGTAGGACAAGTGAAGACTTATGTGTCAACTAGTCTTTTATCAACTACCAGCACTTCTTTAACAGGAAGTGGGATTAGCGTTTCAATTACCCCAACGTCTACAGCAAGCAAAATTCTAGTTATGGTTATGGCTTCAGTAGGGGGTAGCCTAAATTCACTATCGGGATTGTCGATACTGAGAGGCTCAACACTCATAGGAACTGCGGCAAACGTAGGGAGCCGTGTTGGTGTAATGTCGGGTTCTAATAACAGTCAAAGTGCATATTGTTTAAGTAGTGCCTATCTTCAATTTTTAGATAGCCCTTCTACGACTTCAAGCACCACTTATGAAATTGCTTTCCAAGCTAGATCTGGCATGACTACTTACCTTAATAGATCTCAACAAGATACAGATGCTCAATATACAAACCGGGGAACTACTTCTATTATTGCAATGGAAATTTTACCATGAACCATAATGCAGTTTACGCTTTATACCCAAACGCAGTAAAAGTGATAGACGATGTTGCTTACGACAGCGCAGGCAATGTAATAAGTGTTGACCTCACTCTTATAAATGAATGGACTGACCCTGAATCATATAAGCATCAACGGGCTTATGAATACCCTTCTATTGGCGATCAATTAGATGCCTTATTTCATGCTGGGGCTTTCCCAGAAGACATGGCGGCAAAAATACAAGCCGTTAAAAACGCACATCCAAAGCCAACACTTGAGGAGTAAAGTAAATGGCTATTACATACACATGGGAAGTTACGGGGATCAAAACCCGTAACACCGGAGACTTCACCAACGCAGTAGTGCAAACGTATTGGAGTAAGATCGGCACAGACGGTGACGGAAATACTGCGCACTTTGCAGGGGCTACACCGTTTGACGCAGACACGATTGATCCAGATAATTTCACTGCACTGGATCAGTTAACAGAAGAAATGGTGCTTGGCTGGATTCAAGCTCAAGTTACGGGTAGCTATGAGGAACACGTTAACTCAGTTATCCAAAAACAACTTGATGAAGTTGCAAGCCCAATTACAGAGCTAAACAGCGGCGATATGCCGTGGGATTCATAAGGAAATTTATGTCTTTGAAAGATAAACAATTATTTGAAATTAACTTCAATGTAGACGAGTTAAACA